GCCGCACGGGCCGCCGCATGGGACGCCGCACGGGACGCCGCACGGGACGCCGCACGGGCCGCCGCATGGGACGCCGCATGGGACGCCGCACGGGACGCCGCACGGGAATTCCTCGCGCCCACGGTCGAGAAGCTCCAGGCGGATGCGATTCGCCTGCTCTCCGAGCAGATGATCGATGCGGCCTGACCTGCTCGATCTGCTCGACCAGGACGAACTGGACGCCGTGGACTGGTCACCCGGTGCACGCGTCCGGTTCGTCCCAACCGAAGAACTGGAGAAGGCCGCATGACCACCCTCACGTGCTGGCTCGGCCTGCACCAGTGGCGCGTCGATCACTACTCCGTGATCCGAGGATCGCGCGTCGCCTGGATCGAGCGCGTCTCCTGCGATTCATGTGGCCTGCTTCGCTCCAAGGCTGAGGTCGGTCAGTGCACGTGCGCTGTGCCTCTGGCGGTCGGTTCTCGGCCGAGGCCCTGCCCACTTCACGGGTGGTGGGGTGAATGACTGAGAAGCACCGTGACCCTGAGTATCTGAAGAACGCGCGCACCGTTCGGGCTCGGGTGCGGATGTGCTGGCGCAACGGCACTGAGGTCAGATGCTGGAGGACCGGCGCGATCATCGAGCCGGGCATGAGCTTCGACGTCGGGCACATCGAGCACGACGGCGGACACGGCATCTCGAACCTCGCACCCGAGAGCGTGAAGAGCAACCGCTCCGAAGGTGGGCGGCGAGGAGCAGCGATCACCAACGGCCGGACACCTCGGACTCTGCCGTCAGTCCGCCGCGCATCTCGCGAGGGCCTCGCGCCGTGGTGAGCCGGTCTTTTTTTGGGCGGCTGTGCAACCCCCGCCTTCGGCTCCAAGAGCAAAATCCCCCCCTGAACTGGAGAAAATCATGACGATTCCACTGCCACCCGCGGGCCTCACCTTTGTCTCGACGGATGGGGTCGCCTACGGTCTCGACAAGATCGCCGCGAACATTCTGGACCGTCGCGCCGAGAACCCGGAGGCATCCATTCGGCTGGCGATGCCTGCTCATGACCGAGCCGTCGCCGAGGCTCTGCTTCGGCTCGCGCTGTCTGTCGTTGCCGAGAACGGCGCGGGGGAGTGAGCGCGACGCCGACGCTCTCCGATCTGTGGTCGGAGGCGAACTGGCTGGAGTGGCGGTCAAAGATCGAGCACCTCGCGCCGATCCGTCTCGACGAGCTCGTGACGACCGAGCAGGGACGGGGCGAGTTCATCCAGGGTGCGCATCTGCTCCGTCTCGGTCACCGGCAGCGTGCCGGTGACATGGGGCGCGGGCCGTCGCCGATGCAGCTCATGGTTGCGGATCTCCTCGGTGCCGGCCGCTTCATGAACGTGATCTTCGAGCCGCGTCGATCGACGAAGACGACGGCTGTGCAGGCGGTGATGCTCGGTCGGTGCTGGTCGCGGGAGGACTACACGATCGGGTGGACGATGTTCACGACGGGCTTCAAGGCAGGGCAGCGGTTCCGTGAGGACATCGTGAAGCACCTCGACAAGTTGTGGCCAGAGCGCACGAAGAGCCCCGTCTCGATCGGCCTGTCGAAGGGTGGGGAGCAGCTCCTCTTCCGCGACACCGGGTCGCTGCTCCTCGTCGGCACCCCGAACGGCGACATGTTCCGCTCGGGCGGCTTCGACATGGCCTTCGGTGATGAGGGCGGCGAGGCGGACATCGAGCAGGGCGAGGATGTGAACCGCGCCGTGATCCCGACGATGGACACGAAGCCGGGTGCACAGTTCGTCATCGCGGGGACTGGGGCGAAGTACCGCACCGGCCAGCTCCTGTGGGAGAGTCTGCACGATGACGAGGCCGCGGTTCTCTGGCACGGCATCCCCGAGACGGTCGACCGCGCCGAGCTGGTGTCGTGGGAGCCGGACATGGTGCATCCGAAGACGGGCGCGACGGGTGGCCGGATGCGGGAGTGGATCGAGAAGACACACCCCGGCCTCGGCTTCACGACACTCACAGATGCGCCGAAGCGATCCTTCGACAAGTTCCCGCTCGATGACTTCCTGATCGAGTACGGCGGGCAGTTCGGCACCGAGGGCGCGGCGGATGTCGCGCTCGCGCCGTCGCTGATCGACCGCGCGCTCCGCAAGCTGGCGTTCCCCGAATCCGTCCCGGCGCGCTTCTCCGCGGCCCTCAAGGTGCACCACCTCGGCACGGCGTCATCGCTCGCGGTTGCATGGGACTACGACGAGCCCGGCGACCTCGTGACCGAGGCGCTGGAGATCGCCGGGGAGGAGATGCCGAAACGCAAGCGGGCAGTCGCGATGTGGCACTGGCAGGAGGGGCACACGGGCGCTGAGCGTGAGGTGCTGATCCGCCTCCGCCGCTCACCGACCACGCTCTGGTACGACGCGTACGGGTACACCGAGACTGTCGCGACGAAGCTCGCGAAGACGAAGCCGCGCCCCACCATGAAGCCGACTAAGCCCGCCGACATCCCGCGGTCCACTGCCGGATTCATCAAGGCGCTGGACGACGACGATCTCGTGATCTTCGCGCACCCGCAGCTCGAAGCGGCGTTGCGCCGGGCCAAGCGGCAGAAGTTCGGCAACTACGGAACATTCCGGTTCGGGCCGCCCGACGCCGACCCCGAGTTCGACGTGTCGCCGCTCGAGGCGGTCGCGCTCGCGCTGCACTTCCTCGATGAAGCCCCGACCACCGTGAAGCCATCCTCCGTGTTCGACATGGGTGAGGAGTAAGACCATGACCCGACCCAAGATGATCCGCCGCGAGAAGTCGCCGCTCGGAGTGACCATTACCTGCACCGGGTGCCCGCACTGGAAGGCCTTCGCGCTGTCGATGGGCGAGGCCCACGCGAGCGCCGGGGGACACGAGGCCCGCGTACACCCGGGCGACTACCGTGCGCGCAACGCCGCGGCGATGTTCGCCGCGCGACACGCCGTACGTGCCAGGAATGTGTAAGGTCGGCTCCACGCTCTGAGACGTGGGAATCTTCTCCAGAGCAATCGACCGGGCGTATAAGCCCGCCGCATCCATGCCGATCGCGGTCGCATCGCCGTGGCAGCCGACGGACTCGATGACGCAGGTCACCGTCGACCAGCTCATCGCATCCGAGATGCGAGAGGGAAACCTGCTCCCGGTCACGCGTGACGTCGCGCTCCGCGTTCCCGGTATCAAGCGGGCGCACGGCGTGCACTGCGCGATGTTCGCCGAGATCTCATTCCGACAAACCGATGCCGCCGGCCAGCCGGTCGACCAGCAGCCCGAGTGGCTCACGAACTCGCAGACCGGCGTCTCGCCGTACCACCGCAAGTTCGGCATCGCCTCTGACCTCTTCATGAACGGGTGGGCGGCGCTCGCGTTCAACGCCGACATGACCGACTCTCTCCACGTTCCATTCGGGGCGTGGTGGATTGAGCGCGGAGAGGACGGAATCGGTCACGTCCGCGTCGACGAGGGAATCGTGCCCGCTGCCTTCCGTGATCGCGTCGTCGCGATCCCTCTCGGGTACGGCGAGAACGGTCTCCTAGTCGATGGCATCGACACCGTCCGCGAGGCCCGTCTCATCGAGCAGGCATACATGGATCGCCTGGAGAACCCGATCCCGCTCACCATTCTCGGCATCCCGCGCGATGTCTGGGAGTCCTGGACTCCCGAAGAGCGCAAGGAGTACCGCGACCAGTACGCGGCGGCGCGCAAAGCAGGCAACGGATCTGTCGCGCTGAAGGTCGCCGAATTCCCCGTCGACTTCCCAGGCGAGACCGCCGCCGACCTCTACGAGTCCGGCCGCAACGCTGTCCGCCTCGACATCGCCAACCACACCGGAAGCCCCGCCAGCCTCATCGAGGGCGTGCGCCAGGGTGGCAGCGGCGGCGGTACCGAGATGCGCTACCAGGGCGTCGGCGAAGGTGGCGCATCCCGTTCCGACCTCTGGGAGTTCGGACTCGCCAAGCGCTTCATGAACGCATTCGAGGCCCGGCTCTCGCTCGACGACGTGAGCCCCGCAGGCCTGTCGATCCGTGGCGACCGCTCCCACGCGCTCGCCATTCCCACCCCGACCAGCAACCCCGCAAGTGAGGCCTGACCATGAATGAACCCGTCATCATCGACGCCGGCACGCTGACCTTCAACGAGGAGGACATGAGCGCGACCGGCCTCCTCGTCCCCTTCGGCGTCAAATGCCGATCCAACCTCGGCGAGTTCGAGGTTGGTCCCGGCGTCTTCACACTCCCCGAGGACACCCTCGGCGCGTCCCTCAACGTCGAGCACCAGCGCGAAGACGTCGTCGGCGGCATCGCCAAGACGTGGGAGCAGCCCGAGGGCGTCATGGGCACCTTCAAGTTCGCCAACACGAAGGACGGCCGGAAGGCCTTCGGTGACGCGAAGTCGGGCGAGCGGAAGCACCTTTCCGCCGAGGTCGCAAAGGTTGCGATCCAGAACGGCAAGGCTATCGCCGGTCGCCTGTTCGCTGCCGCCGTCGTGAAGCGACCGGCATTCGAGGGCGCGACCCTCCTCGCCGCCGAGGACACGGGCGACGGGTCCGAGCTTCTCGACAAGCGCGGCTTCGACGCCGTCGTTCCAGACAGCGGCGTGCTCGAACTGCACACCGACGCGCTTCCCGTATCCATCGCGATCGAGCCCGCCGAGGGCGACGTCGTCACTTACACCCCCGAAGCCGCCCCGGCCGAGGTCAACACAGAAGGAGGGTCCACCGTGACCGCAACAGCAATCGAGCCGGGCCAGGCTACGACGCCCGTCGCTGGCATCTCGTCCACCCTGCTCGCAGGAGCACCCAACGCCCCGGTGGACGCCATCACCAAGGCGTACGAGCTGGGATCGATCTTCGCCGCCATGGCGACGGTCAAGACCCCCGGCAACCTGGAGGGCGATTACGCGGCAGCGCAGACGCTCCTCGCTGAGCTCTCCGACATCAAGGTGCAGACGAACGGCGGGCTCACCACCGCTGCATCGGGCGTCATCCAGCCTGCCTGGGTCGGGCAGCTCTGGCAGGGCAAGAAGTACGTCCGCCGCTTCATCGACCTCGCCACACACGTCTATGGCGGCATCAACGTTGCAGGGCGCAAGGGCTTCAAGATCGACCAGGGGACCGCCCTCGTCCAGCACTGGAACGGCAACAAGTCCGATGTGCCCTCGGGCACTGCGAGCACCAGCACCACCGCCGCCACCCGACGCGCCTACGGCTACGCCGCCGACATCGCCCGTGAGTTCTGGGATCTCGAAGGCGGTCAGGAAGTCATCGAGGCCTTCATGCAGGGTGTCGTCGACTCCTACGCCAAGATCACCGACCTCGACGCTCTGCAGGACATCCTCGGCTACGCGTCGGGGACGGTCGCAACGACCGGCATCATCACCGCCGACGGATCGCGCATCGTCGAGCCCGTCGCGGCGGACTACCCCGCCGAGTACTCGCTTGCCATGGGCATGGTCATCGACTCGATCGACGCCGTCACCGACGCCGACGACGACCCCGGCTTCGTGCTCGTCAACCGCGCCGCATGGCGGCAGCTCCGCTTCACGCCGAAGGACAAGGTTCCCGAGTACGTGAAGTTCGCCGTCAAGGGATCCGGCGAGGCCGACGCCGACCAGGTGATCGTCAAGCGTGCACCCGACACCGCGTTCGACGCGGCGGGCTTCGACAACACCGAACCCGCTGTCGTGTCGTCGTCCAAGACCGGCATCGAGTTCCGTGAGCAGGGCGAGACGCCGATCCGTCTCGACGCGCTCAACATCGCCAAGGGAGGCATCGACAAGGCCGTCATCGGGTACCTGGAGACCTTCCCGGTGCGCGCCGAAGCGACCTCTGCCCTCGGCACCAAGAAGGCCTGAGAGGTTCGGGAGCGTAGGACATGACCGCTTGGTACAGCACCACCGATCAGGAACGCCTCACGGGTGCGTGGGAAGACGTGCCGATCGAGGACGATGAGACGTGCGGCTTCCTGCTGGAGACCGCCCGCATCCAGGTGCTGGCCTACGCTCCCGCGTCCGCCACGCTCGGCTCGGCGGTCGAGGACGCGCTTGCACGGTTCGGGGTATCCCAGCACCTCGACGCAGTGCTCGCGCTCCTCGACGCTGAGCCGACGGACCCGCCGTTCAACTACGTGTTCGCGCAGCTCCGCCAGGCACAGAACCTGTGGAATGCCGGACGGGTGACCTCGACCGGCGAGATGGGTGACGGGCAGTTCACGTTCACGCCTCGGCCGCTCGATAAGACCATCCGCGGCATCATCCGCCCGACGGATGGGAAGCCCGATGTCTACTGAGACCGTCCGCGAGTACATCGTCAATCAGATTGCCCCGCGCCTCCCGACCGATTGGAAGGTTGAGCCGGGCATCCCCACGCTTGGCACGCTGTCGAAGCCGGTTCTCTGGGTGGAGTACACGGCGTTCGAACCGTTCGCCGAAGCGCCGCTGTCGAAGATCAAGGCTTCCGCCGACCTCTGCATCGCGACGAACAAGACCGACGTGCGTAAGGGCGAAGACGAGGCCGACGAGAGCGTCGCCGAACTCTATGAGGCCGTCATCGTCTCGAACACGTTCTACAGCATCACCGCTCGCAAGGCCGTCTTCAACGACGCCTATGTCGGGTGGCGGATGTCCATCGAAGTCATCACCACCAATCCCGCCGCGTCGCCGGCACCCGCAACCGAGGAGTAACCGCTCATGCCTCAGATCGAAGTCAAGCCCATCGTCCTCCGGGACTGCCTCCTCCGCGTCGCGACCGCCGACTACGAGAAGCACGTCTCCGGCATCACCATCACCCCGGCCACCGGGTCGACGACCTGGAACGGCCTCGACCCCGACTCCTCGTTCACGTTCCCCACCGCGACCACCTGGGGTGCGCAGCTCGACTACGCGCAGGATTGGGAGACCCCGGACTCCCTCGCGATGTTCCTGTACGAGCACGAGGGCGAGACGGTCACCATGCTCTTTGAGCCGGTCAAGGGCGGCCTCGGGTGGCAGATCGAGGCCGTCATCGTTCCAGGCTCCATCGGCGGCGCTGTGAATGCCGTGGCGACGTCCTCCGTCACCCTCGGCGTGAACGGTCGACCGACGCCCGTTCCCGTGGTCTGAGCGGCGAATCGCCATGCGCCTGGATGTGCGCCGAAGCCCGGCGCTGACCGCGCTCATCCAGGTGCTCGCGACGATCCCGAACGAGGTCGCCAAGGAGAACCGCAAACGCACGAAGGCTGTCGTCGTACCCGAGTGGAAGAAGGGCCTCGCCGAGCGGGCACCCGGTGAACGTATCTTCCATGAGCGGCTTGTGTCGCCGTCCACCGCGTACGTCTCCGACCGCAACGTCAAGCTCATCGGTGGTGCGAACGGCAAGTTCCCCCGTGAAACCGAGTTCGGCGCTTACCGCGAGGAGGTCGCCGAATACACCGGCCGGCGCAACGGCACTTCATTCCCCGTCAAGCGGCGCGCTCAGCGCCAGTTCTGGCACTTCCAGAAGTCCGGTCGCGTCGTGTGGCCGACCGCCTCCGACCTAATCCCACGCATCGCGTCCCTGTGGATTCAGACCACGATCCGCACCGTGCACGAGAGCATCGAGAAGGGAACACGCTGACATGGCAGGTAGCAGCCGGTTCGAGATTGACGGAGTTCTCAACGCGTCGGGCATCGCGAAGGGCGCGAAGGACGGACAGAAGGCGCTGGCCGACCTCGAAGAGGCCGTTGGTGACGTTGCTGACGAATCGGGGAAGGCCGGCGGTCAGGTCGATTCGTTCGCGTCGAAGCTCGTCGATGCGGCGCGCAAGGCGGGCAAGTCTGACGACGACATCAAGGACTCGCTCCGCACGATGGGCCTCTCGGCGAAGCAGGCCGAGCGTGCCGTCGACGGCCTAGAAGGCTCACTCGAGAGCGCCCAGAAGGAAGCGAAGCAGCTCGGAGACGCCGCCGACGATGTGGGCGACAAGGCGCAGCGGGGCATGGAACGCGCCGAAGAGGGCGTGAAGGACTTCAAGCAAGAAGCCCAGCAGTCCGCCCGCGAGACCGCCGCATCGTTCGACGGCTCGTTCGAATCGATCGCGGATCTCGCTCAAGAGGTGGCCGCGAACGCCTTCTCAGGATTCGGGCCCGCCGGTACCGCGGCGGGTCTCGCCGTCGCATTGGGTCTCGGCGTCGCTGTCGATCAGTTCAACAAGATTGACGAGGCATCCAAGGATGCGCTCCAGTCAGCGTATGACTTCGCCTATGGGATTGGTGCCGCGTTCGACGCGGCCGACAAGGTGCGGGCGGTCGAGAGCTGGACCAGCGACCAGGAGAAGTACAAGCAGGTTCTGGATCTCACCGTCTCATCCGGGTGGGACCAGGTAGACGTGATCGACGCGCTCGTCGAGGGCGGCGACAAACTCGACGGGCTCACCAAAGCTTATGCCGACGGTGCCCAAGCGGCAGGACTAACAATCGGTCGACAGCAGGAGCTTGACGCCATTCTCCCGTCAGTCCAGAAGGGCCTCGATGAGGGCGCCCGGGCGGCGCAGGCGCAGGCGGAGTACCTCTTCAAGCTCGCTCAAGAGGCGGGCACCGCAACCGGCGAAGTGGACGCTCTGGGAAACGCCATTGTGAAACTCCCAGGTGACAAGGAAGTCGCGGTCAATGCCGACACTGCGACGGCGACGACGGACATCCAGCGAGTTGGGGATGCGGCGAACAACGTCCCGGACGCAGAAATCAACGCGCGAGTCAACGGCCTGAGCCAGGTCCGGGTCGATCTCGACGCCCTGACCAGGCCGCGCACTGTGTCGGTTACGGCGAAGCTCAACTCGCAGTTCGCTCAGAGCATGGGGTGGAACCGATGACCACGATCACGCACGCATCCGGGACGATTGTTCCCACCGTCGTCGATGGGTACGAAGCCTCGATCGAGGCCCGTTCGATCGTTCACAACGTGATGGGTCGCACCGACCCGGACATCACGTTGCGCCCGGCAGGGATGCGCACCGGCACGCTCTCGCTCGTGTTCGCATCGCGTGCCGCCGGCTGGGCCGCTCTCGCAGCGCTCTGCATCCCGCAGGTGCTCACCCTCACCGACGCCGACGTGCCCGAAGTCGGAATGTCATTCGTCGTCGCCGGCGGCGCGATCAAGCACAGCCTCGATGACGAGACGCGAGACGTGTGGATTCTCGGAGTGCCGTTCCAAGAGGTGCTGACGTGACCGCAGTCTCCAAGCACACTTATACCGCCCGCGTCCTGGACGTGGCTGGCGATATCGTCCTGTCGCTCGACAAGGAGAGCGCGGGCAGCGTAGGTCTTGACGCGTCGCGCATCCCACACGTCGAGGGTGATATTACGGTCGCCGTTAAAGATCCGATGCTCCTGGCGAAGCTCGACCCGCGAGACTCCCGCCGCGTCGTGATCGATGTGGATGCAGTCCTCAGTGCGGCGGTGAGCCGGTCTTTCGATCTGGGTATCCGGGTGGCGAAGCCGGATCGGGCCGGGTCGAAGGTGACGCTGACTCTCGCGTCCGATGAGGCGCTCCTGGGCGACTTCGCGCAGCTGGTGGATGATGGCACGCCCCGCACCTATCAGGCTTCCTTGCGGGCGGTCTGTGACTACGTGCTTGGCCGCGTCGGTGGGCTTGCCCCGAACCGTGCGCAGAATCCGCGCGGTTCGACGACCGCACTATGGTCGGCGGCGCAGTCTGGCGGCTCCCCGACACTCGCCGCGACGACGACGGTAGGGCTGAACGTCGGCGGCGAGGGCATCGATACCTTCCTCCGCGCGCAGTCCACCACGACGAGCACGTTCATCGACATCCGCGGCACCGCCGCGAACAACCTCCTCGTGGCACCGTTGGGCACCGCGATCACCGTGTCCGCGTGGGTGCGTCCATCGTCGATCACGGCACCTGCGGGGCGCGTCTACGCGCAGCAGTACGACGCGGGCGGTGTGCTGCTCGGCACGTCCGATATGGTCGCGGCCGTCACGTCCGGGCAGTTCACGCGAGTGTCGGCGACGGTGGCACGGTTGCCGCTCGCGGTGCGCGTGGTCCCGATCTTCCGCATCACTGGAACCATCCCCGTCGGTGGGCGTCTGGACGCGACCGGGTTTGTGACGGAGCAGACCAGCAGGCTCGGCCCGTACCGCGACTTCATGCTCGCGTCGGGCTCGGAGGATGCGAACGTGACGGCCTTTTGGCCGATCACGAACCTGATCACGAATCCGTCTATCGAGGTCAATGCGGACGGGTGGACGGCCGGGACCAACGCGTCGGCGGTGTCGCGTCAGCCGGTGACGTTCGATCCACCGTCCGGTTTCGGGCTCCGCTGGACGACGAACGCGGCAGGCATCAGCTACGCCGACTATGCCGCCGCGGCGGGTATCCGTGTCACCGGCGGACGCTGGTACGTGCTCGCCGGTCACATGATCTGCAGCGTCGCCTCGACGGTCCACGCGCGCGTGCACTTCAAGGATCAACAGGGCGTGACGATCGCGCAGGTGACCGGCGCAGCTCTCGCCGTGGCGGGTTCCGCGTGGAGCCGCCCGTTCGTGATCGCTCGAGCTCCCGCCGCCGCGACCAGCGCGAGCGTGCACTTCGGCTACCAGGCCACCGCCGCCGGCCAACAGCCGTATGTGGACGCCGCGATGTTCTACGAGGGCAATGAGGTTGTGCCGTACTTCGACGGCGCGACCGCCGACACCACGGCGTATGACTTCGCATGGTCGGCCGCAGCGCACGCGTCGGCGTCGTCGCGCACCCCGACGGTCGAGCGTCCGCCCGAGTCGCTCGTGTGGCGTGCCGGTGTCTCGGGGATGGCGTTCCTGGAACCGCTGCTCAAAGCGGCAGGGCTCCGCCTGGTGTGTGACGAGCGGCGGCGGTGGACGCTCCGCAATAGCGACTATCGCGCCGACGGGAACCAGACCTACCGGCACGCGGTGAACATCGAGTCCGCCGACGAAACCCTCAGCCGCGAGGACGACGCGTGGTTCGACGGTGCCGTGTACGAATACGTCTGGACCGACCGCGACGGCATCGAGCAACGCCGCATCGACACGTTCGCACTCACCGCCAACCCCACGAAGGTGATCCAGGTCGAGGTGCCCGATACGCCCTACCCCGGGCCTGGCCGCGCCGAGAGCATCGTCCGCCGCGCACAGGGCCGCGGACGCACCGTGAGCGCGTCCGCGATCCCGACATGGACCGAACGCACCGACCAGACCCTCAGCGTGCTCCTGGAGGGCACACCGATTCAGACGGGCATCGCCGAATCAGTGCGGTTCGACTTCGACACAGACACCGTGACCGTCACGTCACGCACGACCGACACACCCGCCGCTGCATGGATTCTCGTCCCTGTGGGAGAGCGCTGGATCGACTCGCCTGTGGGCGGGACATGGAAGAACGAGGTGATTTGAATGCCCGAATCCTATGTAGGCAACGAAGGAACCGCCGCCGCCGCAGACGGAATGACCGTCCTGGATGGCACCGAGGACCGTCGCACAGGGTGGCTCGCGATCAACAAGGCGCGCGACTACATCGTGTCGAAGTGCGCCGCCGCGCTCACCGCGGCGAAGGCGTACACCGATCAGAAGGTCGCCGCGATCTCGCTCACCTGGAACGCGATCAGCGGGAAGCCTTCGAGCTTCCCGCCGTCCGCTCACACGCACACGTCGCTCGACGCGGGCGGCGGTATGCGGTTCGGTGAGACCAGCGGACAGTGGGCGACCTCGCAGACGATCTACACCGGCGCGAACGTGTCGGTCGGCGGTCACGTCATCGTCCCCAACGCGACGCCCGCCACGTCCGGTTACGCGGTCGCGTACATCAACGGTGACGGTCGGCTCGCGAAGAACGCATCGTCTGAGCGGTACAAGAAGTACATCAGCGCGCTCGACCCGGCCAGCCTCGGCGACATCTGGCCGACGCTCAGCCGCTACCAGATGCGCCACGGGGACGGCTCCTGGAAGTTCGGCTACATCGCCGAGCGCCTGGCTGAGCACCCCGACCAGGAACCGTTCGTTGTCTATGCATACGAGACCGACGCGGACGGCAAGACGGTTGTGACCGACCAGCCCGACAGCATCGACTTCATCGCCCTCCTCATGGCACAGAACGCGCAGCTCCACCAAGCCGTCGATCTCCTCGCGCAGCGCCTCGACGCCCTGGAGGAACGATGAGCGCGCTGGACATCATCCCACTTCCCGGGCAGCCCGGGAAGTGGGGCCGGCGCGTCCTCGTCGAAGCGTGGATCGAGGCCGGTTCGCCACCCGTGAACGACGGCGGCGCGGGCCGGCTCTACGACCTCCAGAAGTACTTCTGGGACGGATGGGCAGACCGCCTCCCCGGCTTCAACCCCGCCGACAACCCCGACGACGAAAGCCAACGTCTCGCACACGTTCGCTTCGGCGCCCTCGACATCACCCCCACACCGGAGCGCGTCCGCCGCCTCGAGGCCGCAGGACTCATCCGCCCCTACAGCTATGAGCCCTGGCACTTCGAACTCCCCAACATCCGCAAGTACAGCATCGTCCGCGCACTCCCCGCATCCGCCACCGGCAGCGCGGGCACACAGGAAGGAATCATCATGGCCGAAGCCATCGTCTCCGCCCCCAATGGCGTTGTCGTCCACCTCCGCACCGGAGGCAAGACGAACTTCACCAAGCCCGGCGAGTACAACACGTTCCGCGATCAGGTCGCGTTCCTCCGCGACGCGGGAGCGACCGACCTCATGCCGCTCCCGCCGCTGGACAAGGTGCCAAAGATCACCTGGGACACCTTCAATTTCCTCTGCGCCTACCTCGGCGCGCCCAACAAGTAGACCCCGGAGAATCACGTGAACAAGCAGACTGTCTTCCTCATCATCTCGATCCTCGCCGGCCTCGGCCTCGTGGGCGTCGTCCTGCTGCTCCTCTTCAAGCCCGACGCGACCGCCACGCTCACGAACTTCCTGTTCACCCTGCTCTCGCTGCTCGCCGGGTTCGGTGGACTCGCCGCGATGCAAGCGCAGCAGAACAAGGAGATCGCGACGATCAAAACGAACACGAACGGGACGCTCTCACGAAAGGACGAGGAGATCGCCGAGCTCCGAACGTTGCTCGCCAAACACGCTCCTCAGGCGCTAGTGGACGCCGCCGAGACTGGGCCGATCAACGTCAGCGGAATGCTTCGCCGCGACCTCGAATAGGGGCTAGGCACGGTTCTTCTCGAGCAGCACTCGCACGCCGCTCAGAACCAGGGCAGCGGCTAGAACTGGCGCGAGGGCTCCGACGGCAATCGAGAGGCCGGTGGTATCGACGATTCCGGACACTGTGGTGCTCGACGCCGCTGCGAGTGCGCCGAGCACCAATGTGGCGATGGCCAGCACTCCCGAAAGCGCCCATGCTGCCAGTTCGAATGGTGTCGTCTTGTTCAT